CTTTGATTGCTATCTTTGTGGCCTTCTTCCTGTTCACCATGATGTCTGCGTTTGGCTACAACGCGCAGGAGTCTTACGTCCAACTGCTGGGCCAGTGGGGGCAGATCATCTTCCTTGCCTACTTTGGTGGCCGTACGGTCGAGAAGCTGGCCGACATGAAGCTGGGTAAAAAATGAAGCTGACCGATCACTTTACCCTTGAGGAGTTGACTGCCACCAGCCACAGGCAGTTCGATAACACCCCCAACGATGCCGAGATGGCAAACCTTGTCCGATTGGCTGAGTTCTTGGAGAAGGTTAAGACCTATCTGGACGGCAAGCCAATCATGGTCAACAGCGCCTTCCGATCAAAACAAGTCAACGACAGCGTAGGCTCCAAAGACACCTCCCAGCACCGTTTGGGCTGCGCGGCTGACATCCGAGTACCAAGCATGGCGCCAGACGCCGTGGTGAGGGCTTTGGTGGCCTCCAAACTGCCTTTTGACCAGATCATCCGTGAGTTTGATGCTTGGACCCATATCAGCATCCCAAACAGCCCCGATGGGCCTCCACGCAGGCAGGCTCTGATTATTGACAAGCTCGGAACCCGCCAGTTCGTTTAATTGCCTTTCGTTTAAGCAGAGACTAAAATGACCTACAAACTTACAAGAGGTAATTGGTAATGACAGTCGCCGCCGTAATGACCTACGACTCGCTGGTCGAAAACGTTCAATCTTATTTGGAGCGAACTGACCCAGCGACTTTGGACAAAATCCCGCTGTTCATTATGCTGGCCGAGCAAACAATTGCCGCCCAGATCAAGTTCTTGGGCAACATGACCGTGCAGCAAAGCACCATGGTGCTTAACGCCAACGTGATCGACAAGCCAGCCCGCTGGCACAAAACGGTTTCCATGAACATCACGGTGGCGGGCAAGCGCCAGCCAGTGCTGCTTCGCAAGTACGAATACCTGCGCGAGTATTGGCCCAACCCAACGGCCTCAGATGTTCCCAAGTTTTACTGCGACTACGACTACACCCATTGGATGGTGGCCCCCACCCCCAATGATGACTACGTTTTTGAAGTGCTGTACTACGAGCGCCTCCAGCCTCTTGACTCTTCCAACCAGACCAACTGGTTCACCACTTACGCCCCGCAGGCGCTTTTGTATGGCACTTTGCTTCAGGCCATGCCGTTCCTGAAGAACGATGAACGAGTGCAGTTGTGGCAAGCCCTGTATCAGCAGTCCATGGATGTTCTGGTGGCGGAAGACAAACTTCGCGTGGCCGACCGTCAGGCGGTTGCGATTGACACATAAGGATCGATGATGAGTTACAACAGCCCCTTCACAGGTAATGTCATCCAACCAACGGATGTTTCGTACCGCTCGGTTACTCTGACAGCCAACACTCAACTAGAGTGGCCGCTCAACGGCAACGCTACGGATGACTTTGTCGCTCGGATCATGGACGTTACGGCCAGCGCTGGCCTGTCACTGTTCATGCCTCCAGCCAATCAAGCCTCAGTTGGAAATGACTCCCTGATTCGCAACGTTGGGGCCAATTCGTTTACGGTCAAGACTTTTGGCGGCACTTCGACCATCATCACTATTGCCCCGGGCGAGGCCAAGTACGTTTACATCAAGACCAACCCGACCGATCAGGGCACTTGGGGCAACATAGCTTTCGGCACGGGCACATCTGCGGCAGACGCGGCAAGCCTTGCTGGAGCTGGTTTGCTGGCTTCTGGCTCAACTCTGAACCAGAGCCATCCAGTAGGCTCAGTGACCGCTGCGTACACCTTCCTGACCACCGACAGGGCCAAGGTCATGATCTGGTCTGGTGGTACAACCAGCGTTACGCTGCCCTTGTCCTCTACGACTGGCGACAACTGGTTTACGCTGTTCAAAAACAACGGAACTGGCACGGTCACCATCGGTACCACAAGCGGTCAATTTATTGATGGCGCGGTTACCAAGTCGTTTGATCCGGGCGAGTCTGCGTTCATTGCATCCACGGGAACAGAGTACGTCACCGTTGGTTACGGCGTAAGCACCCAGTTTGAATTTGGTGTGCTCACCAAGCCTGTCGTAACTGGGACTTACACGCTGACAGCCAGCGAGGCCTCAAACACCATCCAGATTTACACCGGCACGCTTACGGGCAATGTGACGGTCATCGTTCCTCCAGTGGTTAACCTGTATGTCATCTCAAACCAGACGAGTGCAGGCGCCTTCACGCTGACGATCTCCACGGGCTCGGTTGGTGCGAATACCGCCACCGTTCCAGCATCGGGTCAGGCAACGCTTGTTTGCGATGCCACAAACGTTTTGAACGCCAACACCACCCAAGCTGGCGGTACAGCCTTCAGCCTCGTGAATGGCTCGGCCGCATCACCATCGCTTAATTTTGGCAACGAGACCAACACTGGTATCTATCGCCCCGGCGCTGGTCGCTTTGGCATTTCGGTGCTGGGCAACTTGGTCGTAGATGTTCAGGCCTCGGGGATAGCTGTTACTGGTTCTGGAAATTTCACTACCGGCATTTCTGGCGGGGTATTTTCGTGACCAAAAAAGTCTTTGCGCTCGACACCAAACCCGGCATCCAGCGGGATGGAACGCTGTTCGACAAAGAGTTTTATGTCGATGGGCAATGGGTCAGATTTCAGCGTGGTCGCCCTCGCAAGATTGGCGGCTATCGTCAGATCACAGACTCCCTTGCAGGCCCCTCACGGGGCATTTTCGTTGTTCCTCGTAGCAATTCCAACAACGTCTACAACGGGTACTCAGACGGATTGCAGGTTCTGCCGATTGACAACAACGGCATCGGTTCTGGCATCTCTGATGTCAAGTTCAGCGGTGCTGTTACCTCTTTGCAGATCATCAGCGGCGGTACTGGATACACAAACGCCACATACACGGGCGTGCCCCTGTCCTACGTAACCGCAGGCGATGGCTACGCGGCCGTTGCCGACATTACAGTTTCTGGCGGCGCCGTCACCACAGTGACCATCATTTCTGGTGGCTGCGCGTACTTGCCAAGCGAATACCTTACGGCTGCAACCGCTCTCATCGGCGGCACTGGTTCTGGATTTTCGGTCATCGTAAGCTCTATCCTTCCTTGTTTTGCGCCGTCAGGAGAAAACCTCTGGCAGTTTGACTCGTTCACTGACTCCTCTGGAAACGGCCTGAACTACCTGATTGCGCACGCTGGCAAGAACCTAAGCGACATCAGCAACGAGATCGATACTCGCGTCATTGCAACGCCTCTGGGCACTGACACGATGGCTATTGTGGGAGCTTTTGAGGCCACGGTAGCAACCATCACAAGCGGATCTTCGACGATCACTTTGGCGGCAGCAAACTTCCAAGTTGGCTTTAATCAAACCGTGCGCGGACCGGGCATCCCCGTAGGTACTCGCGTGGTCTCTGTCTCTACTACAACGGTAGTGCTGGACCAAAATGCCACGGCCAGCTATACAAACGTGCCAGTCATCTTTGACAACAATGTGGCCGTTTCTGGCGGGGTTGTTTCTCTGCACCCGTACCTCTTCGTGTACGGCGATAACGGCTTGATCCGCAACTGCGCAGCAGGCAACTTCCACGACTGGGTCTCGGCCGATGCCAACGAGGCGAACATGGCGACCGGCAAGATCGTCAAGGGATTGCCAGTGCGAGGTGGCTCGAACGCACCTTCTGGGCTGTTCTGGTCGCTGGACTCCGTCATCCGCGTGAGCTACAACCCAACGTCCATCACCTTGGGCAGTACCGCTGTGACGCAGTTCTGGCGTTATGACGTGATCAGCAGCCAGTCTTCCATCTTGTCGAGCCAGTCCGTAATTGAGTATGACGGGATCTACTACTGGGTCGGCGTTGATCGGTTCTTGCTCTACAACGGCGTGGTCAAGGAGATTCCAAACTCCATGAACCAGAACTACTTCTTTGACAACCTAAACTACGCCCAGCGCCAAAAGGTCTACGCCACGAAGGTTCCTCGCTTCGGAGAGATCTGGTGGTTCTATCCTAGGGGCAACTCCGAAGAGTGCAACGACTGCATCATCTACAACGTTCGTGAAAACGTCTGGTATGACGTTGGTACCGCTTTGGGCGCCCGCCGCTCTGCTGGCTACTTCTCGCAAGTGTTCCGATTCCCCATCAATGCTGGAAACGAGATCAACAGTGTCGGGGGCTTGTTGGCGGGAGCGATTACGAATGCAGGCTCAGGCTACGCGGACGCCACCTATACCTACCTGCCCCTTACGGGCGGCTCTGGAAGCAGCGCAACGGCCACCTTGGTGGTTTCTGGCGGGATTGTTGTATCAGTCGTGATCAATGACCGTGGCGTCAACTATCAACCAGATGATGTCCTGAGCGCCACCTTTGGCGGCGGGGCAGGCTTTGCCTTCACGGTGAGCACTACCATGAGCTTTGTGAGCCTGTGGCAGCACGAGATCGGCACTGACGAGGTCAGGTTCACCCATGCCAACGCGATTGAGGCGTTTATTGAGACCAGCGACCTTGGCTGGGTTGCTGGTGGGCCCGCCCAGCCTTCGGCCATAGGGGAGAACCGCTGGCTGCACGTTGAGCGACTGGAGCCTGACTTCGTACAAGAGGGCACCATGGAGCTGTTCGTTACTGGCCGCCCCTACGCACAGGCTGAAGATAAAACCACTGGCCCCTATCCTTTTGAGCCCGGAACAACGAAAATTGACCTGCGAGAGCAAAGGCGGGAGCTGAGGCTGAAGTTTGTGTCCAACGTGGCGGGTGGCGACTTTCAGATGGGCAAAGTGATTGTGAACGCTGACCTTGGGGATGTGCGTGGCTACAGCTAGTAGCTCGGCCATTCTCTATGACCCAAGGTACATGGAGTTTGAGCAATGGGGGTGTTTGGTTTGCGAACAATTCGCTGCCCAATCCTTGCCCATACCTGATGCTGACACTGACTGGAAGAGCTGGGCGGCGGGTCTACTGGCGATTGATGTGTTCATCAACCAAAACATTCCTGACCCGTATGGTTTTGATGAGTGGCAGGACTGGGCTTCTGCCGTCCTGAATGTAATGAACGGCGGCACTTGAGTCAGACAGGTATAGAGATGAAAAAAAAGACACCCGCTTTGAAAAATGGCTCTTGGACAAGCTCGCAGTGGTACAGCGACCATAGGATCGGCAGCGCCCCAAGATATTGGAATCCGGGCGACTTGGAAACGCATCTGGCATACATCACCGAGCAAGAGATTGAACTGCTGAAGAAGCAGGGCAAGCAAGCTGGCAACCCCCTAAAAGCATGGCAAGGCCCGTCTGGTCTGCCGCTCTTCGCCACTGCCGACACACAAGTGTCAAACACCAAGGGCGGTGAAGAGACTGCCAATAACGTACCAGCCAAGTGGAAATCCTCTTCCGATCATCCGATGGCTCGTCTGGTCTATGTCACAGATGAGCAGGCCCAGTTCTTAAAGAAGATGGACATCCACGGTTCGGGTGTCGATAAGCACGACCACTACGGCCCAGACAACGTCCCGTCATATCAGGGTGACGGCGGTGATGGCAGCAGTGACAGTGGCGGTGGTGGCGACAGTGGTGGTGGTGGCGGTGACAACGGTGGCGGTGGTGGTGGTGGTGGTGATGGACCTAGCGGCGGTGATAGCAGCCCCGGTGGGGGCTACGATGGGGACGTTGGCGGCTTTGGAGCTGAAGCTGCCGCAGGCGCCAGCCCTAGCGTTGGAGGCTCTGGCGCGACTGACACTGGCGGCAGCCGTAGTTTTGGGTTCTCCACTGAGCCCACAGTAAACGATTACAACTTTGACAGTCCCGTTGGTTTTGATCCCGGTCCTGCGCCTTCGTATGACCAAGGAGACTTTACTGGGGTAGACACTGCGGTTGCTGACCAAGCAGCCGCGCCAGCGTATGGTATGTCGGCTGCCGAAGTAGCAGCAGCCCTAGATGCAGCCGTAGCTGCTGCCGCGCCATCGCAGGGAGCGATGTACAACTCCGATCTTTCCTATGCTGATCTTCAGACATTGTCTGATTTGGGATTGTCAAACATGGATGTGCCCGGTTATTCGGGCCAAACAGTTGGGCAAGCACTTGCGGCTCAGAGCTTTCATGGCTACATGAATGAAAACATCGGCACATTGGCTGGGCTTGTTGGTGGTCCAGCCGCTGGACTGGTTGCAACAATTGGAAGTGGAATGGGTCGGGGCCTCAGCCCTTTAGATGTGGGCCAGCAAGTGTTTTCGTCTATTGCTGCTACGACCATCTCAAATGCTCTTGGTTTGCCAGTTAGTTCCGCAACGGTTACCTCGTTGGCGAATGGGCAGTTCGGTCAAGCCGCTATAGATTTTGCCGTTGGCAACTTGGCTGAACAAACAGGACTAAGCCCGAGCGCTATAAATGCGGCGGTCTCTGGAAATCTAGGTGCTGCTGCTGCAAACGCTGCAATTGGTTCGCTTGTGGGCGAGATGTCTCAAACATTGGGCGCTGGGGCTCTGGGGAATTTTGGACTCGGTCAAGTTGCCTCTGCGACTGGCATGCCATCGGCTCTGGCTGGAGCGATAAACGAGAGCGCACTCGGACAGGCCGTGAACGCCGCAACCAGTGGCCTTACAGCAGGCATTACTGCTGGAGATGCAAGAGGCTCAGGAGCTGGCGCAGGAGCCCCATCCATAGGAGCCGCTGGCCCATCAGTTGCAACTGGTCCGGATGGTAGCGGGTCAGATGTTGGCGGTCAGTACGGATATTTAGACCCTCTTGGAAAAGGGCTGGCGCAGGCTGCACCTTTAGGGTACTCCGCACCTTCAGGCAGGCGCAAAAAGTACGACTACCTTGGCAACCTCTTCACTGATGTAAGTGCTGGCCTCAGTACGATGCAACCCAGAAGCTCCATAAGCTCCGTGATAGAGGGGGCTCCCGTTGCTGAGGGTACGGCTAAGGATGTGTTGGCCCGAGATGATGCCAGCACTGCTGCTTTTATCGGAGCGAAGAACGCTGGCGCCACTGATGAAGAAGCCCTTGCCGCAGCAGAAGCATCGGCTGTTGTTGTGGGTGGGGCGATTCCGACACCAGTCAATACTGGCGTTGATCTCGGCCAATTGGAGCCTGTCGAAACTTCAAAAAATGCTCAGGTAGAGCGCTTGGCAGACGAGTACGCAAATGCGCTTGGCAAAACGGTTGGCACGCTCGACCCGAACGAGGTCGATGCCTTCATCCAAAAAATTGGTACAGCCATAAACTCTGGCGGGGTTTCAGTTTTACAGAAAGCCTCCATTCAAGATATTTTGTCTGGCAACTACGCATCAACACCGTTTGATCAGCGTGGCTTCAGGTACGACGAGCGCGGTATTCCAATAGTAGAGGTTGTTGGTTTCGGCGATGATGTCGTTGACTCTAATAGCGAGAGCGGCAAGATTGGAGCCAACATAGCTGACGCAATCGTTGAAGGCGTTGGCGGCCTTGAAGGCACTGGATCGGATGTTGCCAAGCAGGGGCTGGCAACATTGTTTGGTGCGTTTGGTGAGCAGATCGCCGACATCAGCACTGGTCTTGGCAACATGGGCTTGGTGAGCCGTGATAACGCTGGCGTAAGCGCAGGCAAGTATTTGGAAGACATCGGAAAAAGGCTTGAGCTTCCGGAGACCAAGCAAGCGGTCAGCAATTGGGTCAAGGGCGTCTCGGATGAACCCACCTACTACGGGAAACTTGCTGCTGGCGTCAAGGGAGCCATTGAGAATCCGTTGGTCTTGACTGAGGTTGCCAAAGAAGTTATTCAGGAGGCGCTGCCAGTTGGAGTCGCCGCCAAAATCATTAAGTTTGCAGGTATTTCGGCCGGGGTTGTTGCCGACACGCTGCTCAATTCTCTTGAGTCGGCTGGCTCAACTGGTCGTCAAATATATGCCGAGGAAATCGAAAAGGGCACATCACCAGCAGAGGCCGCAAGAATTGCAGACAGAAGCGCTGGAACTGCTGGTCTCATCACCATGGCAACCTCTGGTATTGTTGATGCGGCTGTTGCCAAAAAATATGGTAAGGCAATAGAAGATTTTCTTGGGAAAAAAGTTTCCAGCGCAGGTAAAGAATTCGGCCAAGAGAGCGTTGAAGAAGGGCTTATCGCCCTTGCAACGGGTGACTCTCTTGCCGAGGCCTTGACCAAGTCAGTTGTTGGCGGTTTCATTGGTGCAAAAACATCTGGATCTATCCAAACTGCTGCTGACGTTCAAGCTGACTTGACGCAATCGTTTGCGTCCCAAGGTCTTGCATCTACTGATGGTTCATTCAAACCAGAAACAATTGTTCCAGTTGGCTCGGAAGCGGACGCTGGAAAAGCAATTGCTGACAGCACGGCGGGCCAAGATGTCACAGGCGTAGACGCGGCTCAGGCTTCGGGCAAGGATGCCAACGTAGTCACAACGGTTGATGGAAACACAAATACGGTAGTAGATGCAAATTCCAACGTCACAACTCAGACCACTGTTGATCCAAACACCAACACGCAAACTACGATTGTGGTTGATGCCAATACAAACACGAACACGCAGACGGTTGTCAACTCAAACACAAACACGACCACATCGACAACGATTGATACAAACAACAACGTAACGACTCAGACCACGATCGACAGTAATACTCAAATCACTGTTCTAACAGATCCCAATACTGACACCCAGACGACGATTAAGGTCAACACAGATACTGGCGAGATTATTGATCTTGAAGAGACGAAAATTCCACCTGACTGGAAACAACCGGTTGTTGACCTACCAAAAACTCAAGCTACGCCAACTGAGTCTGTTGCTCAGCCTGAGTCTGTGCGCCCATCAAGGGTAAACGCCCCAACAGGTCTGGCAATGCTTGGTGGCGCCC